TCTTGCTGTAACTGATTGTATGCCATGTAATGCTTTTGTGCCTCCACGAAGTCACTATCAGTCAATTTCTGCCAATCCACGTTAGCATATTGGCTTAATTGTTGGTCTAGGCTCGTGATTTTTGCTACATCTTCAATCAACAAACTATTAAGTTGTTGTTGCTCCATAAACTGTTGTTCTTGTGCTTTTAACTGCTCTTGCATAGTTTCAACAGATTTACGTTGCTCTGCAACTTCTTGTGTTTTCTTTGTGTAGTCAAGTCCTTGTTGGGCTAATGCCACGATTTCGTCAAGTGGTTTCTCGATTTCTTCACCATTAACTTTCAACTTAACAGATTGTATAGGTTGTTCCTCATCGGATTCCTCTTCCTCTACTTCGTCTTCTGTTTCTGATTCTTCGTCTTCGGATTCTTCTACAATTTCTTCGTCATCTTCTGACTCATCTACTGTATCTTCTTCCTCAACCTCTTGTGGTTCTTCTTGAATAGGCTCTTGTACTGCTTCTTCTTGAATATCACCAAGCATCGCTTCTAAGCGACTCTGTGGTGACTGCTCTATAGCTTGGTCACTCATTTTACTTCCTTCTTCTAGTTAAAAAACTATTTTACGTTATCATTAACTTGTATCTTAGCCATCTTGCCTGTTTGCATGATGTCTGTTAATGCACGTTCTATTTGGTTTAATGTCTGTAGAGCAATGACTAATCTGTTATGGGTTACTTCATCACCCAATGGAGATGTTTGCATTGCTTCTATAATATTAGATTTAACTTTGGTAAAGGCTTCCTGATACACTTTGCTACCTAGTATCTTTTCTGCCTCACCGCCTTTAGTTATTTCTTCGTATGCTTTATCTTTCATTACATTCCTACTTGAGCTTTAATTTGTGCAATCGCTAAATCTGTTTCTGCTTTTAATTGTGCTTTAAAGCGTTCTAGTTCAGCTTGTGCTGCAATCTTCTCACGTTCAATGATAACGTCATTCTCTGAACGGAGTTGCTCTTGTTGTAAGTTAGCTTGTGCTTTCTGTTGAGCAATAGCCATATCACCTTGTGCTTTAGCTTGTTCAATCGCTAACTGACCTTGGATTAATGTATCCTGTGGATTAGGTTGTTTCTGTTGCATACCTTGTGGCATATTAGCCGGGTTAGTCCAAAACTCATCAGGGTTTTTAAAGCCAGCGTTTTGTGTCAGTTTAGCCAATGCGTTGTAAATCTTTTCAGGATTAGTTAAACCAACCTGTAATGCTTTCTCTTGTAATTGTAAGATAGCATTGATGTGCATCAGTTGTTGGTCTTTGTTACCTGCGCCTAAGCCTACAGAGATAGATAAGTCTTTACGATTCTTCCATTCTCTTGGGTCAATGTTTACCCATTTGTTTCTAATACGAACAATGTCAGGCTTGGTTAAGTTCTTTCTGATTAAACGATGCACTAACATAAATAAGTCTTTAACACCGGTTTCTGCAAATGTTCTAGCCACTAACTCTAAACGTTGTTGAGCAGCAGACATGATTTGTTGCACACCTGTTGCAGTTTTGTTTAAGCTATTGCTATCTAAACCTTGGTTGTAAGCAGTAATGCCTGTGCGCTTCTCTTTCATGTTGTCCATGTACTCAACCATACTGAATGAGGTTGGTGGGAATGGAGCGTGTTGTAATGGCATGATAGATGCGCCTGGTTCACCTTGTACTCGAACAATACCACCTGGTCTTGAGGTGAGCATATCATCTAGGTTTACTCTATCAGAGATAGCGTAACGACCATTGTTAGATAAATACATATTATCTAATTGACCACGGATAAGTGTAGACTTAATCATTTGTATATCACGAGTTAAGTCTGTATAAGAGCGACCAATGTGTCTGTGTGGCATGAGCATGGGAGAGATGCAAGCAAAAGGCACATTGTCGCATGATTCGTCTTTATAAATGATACGATTACCTACTAATACATAACGATGACGTTCACCATCTAGTTTGAGGTATGTATCACGAACTAATATGTCTGTAGTGTCTACGGCTCTATCATATTGTTCTGAGTAAATATCACGAGCATTAGATTCAATTTCAAACTCATCTTGTTCTGCCATAATGGTATTTAATTCATCTTCGTCTACATCAAATATCTCTGCTACTTCTGATGGTGACATAAGTTCACGATGTTGAACAAAACGTGCTGTATTTAAATCTACACCGCTACAATCTACAGAAACCATAATGTTTTCAGGTGCTACGTTTTTAATCTTAATCTCACCTGTCATCTCTTTAACACGAATCTTAACATTGTGTAACATGGGTTGCATAAATGCTTGTGCAGATTCTTGCTCAATGCTAATTGTTCCATCATCACGCTCAACTTGTGGTGGTGTCACCATTTGTGGAGTGATTGGCATAGGTGTTACAGATGGGTCAGGATATGTTTCATGCTCTAGTATTTCTACATTATCATCTGATGCTAACATATCTAATTGCGCATCAGTTAAACCTTCGTATTCTTCTTCTTCTGCTTCTTCGTATTCTTCGTGATAAACCTTAACATATCCGTTTTTAGAGAGTAGTGCATCTTTAAACCATACGTAGAATATCTCAAACCCATTGTTCTTTTCCATCACAATGTGGTTTACATAGTCTGTTTCTTGTTCAGCAGCAGCTTGGTCTTCTGGGCCTTTTGGTTCAAATGCTACAACTTCATCACCGGATACAAATGGTTTTAGTAACTGTGGTAATGCAGATTCGATAGTATCTTGGACATCGTAAGATACAACTTGAGAACGACCTTCTACCTCATTACCAAACTTCTCACCTAAATAGTAATTGATAGCTTCTGCACGTTCAGATGATAACTGTGCATCGTTGATACCATATGCAATCTGTTCCTCGTTATCTATCTTACTGAGTATTTCTTCGTCTGTCATTTTTTCCATAGTTTGCCTTAATTATTCTTTTCTTCTGGTTTTTTTAATAATCCGCCAATAGGAAGTGCAATCATTCCTGATAATAAATCTGGTTCATTTGCTCTTCCTGGGTCAAATGCAGCATTAATTGAACGAATGTTTTTGTTTTTAAATAATTGTGTGTTAGTTTGATTGCCTTCTTTTACTTTTGCAGAATCAAATCCTAATTTTCTTAATGAGCTATGTATTGGGTCAGATTCTATAAATTGCCATTTTCCTTTTGATACATCATCCATCCATTCTTGAGCATTTGATGGATAGCCAAATCTTGTAAATTTATCACTAGGCAATTTGTTTAATTCATTTGACAATCTACTTAAATGTTCAGGATTTGTATAATCAAAAGTTTTAGATGTATTTGTATATAACTTTAATACATTTGGAAAATTTTTTGGATAATTTTCTAATACTCTACCAGCATACATAGATGCTGTGTTTGGATTATCTGTGACAAAATAACCTTTACTTACATCGCCACCTTTTGAGTAGCTTGATTTTCTTTTATCAAATTTTTCAATATCTTTAGATGTGCCATGATAAACAGGATTATCTACATCGAATCCCATAGCTTTTGCTCTATCCATAGCAGTATTACCTTTAGGTAAGCCTAACATTGTCTCTGCATTTTTAGATGCTATTTCATTAGCTAATTCCATTTGTGTTTTATTAACTAACTTTGTAGTTCCCAATAGACCACCACCCATAAAATCAAAACCAGTTTGTAATGCTGTTTCAGGATTCATCATTGCCTGGACTCTGCCTTGTGCAGCTGCGCCTAATTCATCCACTGCTCCGGATACATTGCCTTGTGTTAGCAATCCTAGCGGAGTACGCATAAACCTATCCTTGTATTCGGATAAGTCTGGGACATATTCTTGGGCTAATAACATTAAACAATTCCTAGGTTTTGATAATGTATCTCTTGATGTTGCCATGTCTCATTAGAGAACTTATCAGCAGATACACATAAATATCTAAATGCGTCAGCACCATGAGAGTATTCATCATGTAGTGGTGCGCCTGGTTCATTCGTTGTTGCATTAATAGAACGTCTATAGTGTTTAAGACACTCTATTAAACGCTCTGTTGATTTATCAAAGTAACAACGATGAAAGTTAATTCGTGCTAGTTTGATACCTGATTCAACATCTAGTCTAGGAACGATACGTACATCCCAACCATGTCGTCTCATAATTTCTTCTGCTGATGTGCCATACTTAAAGTCTTTGGTTTGGCCATCATGCGGTAAATACATCTGTCCCCAATTATAGGGTAAGTTCTTAAGTTCAGCAGAGTAGCTATCTAATGTCCTATGGTCATCTTCTATGTATTTAATAATACGTAAATCTGATACACCTTTTTGGCATAGAATAACTGACATACTGTCATTCCAACCTAAATCCATGACCACGTGGACTTTTAATTCTGGGTCATACGGAACGTTTGTAATACGTTTATTCTCTTGTGCTTCTCTTATTTCATTAGCATAGATAGCGCCATCAACGGCTGTCTTACATTCACCTTCCCAAATGTTATCGTAATCATCTGAGGTAGCTTTACTGTGTAATCGTTCTGCATCTAGTACTTTAGGAAACCATGGATTGTCTGACCAGTTTACTTTAACAACTTTACAATTATCCGGTGGGTCTATAACAAATCGTTTATATGTATCATCTGAATCTAAGTCAGGGTTAAATGATACCCATATCTCTGAGTCAGGTTTACGAATGGTTGGTATTAATATATCCCATGAGCGTTTAGATACTGTTTGAGCTTCCTCAATCCAACATATGTCTACACCTTCAAATGATTTAATAGATTCTACAGTATTATTTGCTAAACCTGTAAAACTTATATGTGAACCATTAACACCACGTATTTCTGTTTCTAATACTTCATACAAATGACCAATACCTAATACTTGTATTTGGTCTGATAACAGTTGGTGAACTGATTGTTTAATAGAGCGTTGTATTTCCCTAGCGCATAATATACGTAATGGGTTATTCTTTTTACTTGCTTGTATTAATAATGCTCTTGCAAATCCCCATGACTTACCGCTACCACGACCACCATAAGCAACCTTATATCGGTGTGGTTCAAATAAGTAATCTAACTTATCAGGAAATTGTGCTTTATTCATCTTTCTTTTCAGGCCTTACAAACTCAACTGTAATACCTAACTCAGCACCATTTGCGCCTGTTATTTCATGTGATTGTGTTTCTTTCCAACCGGCTCTAGTTTTCATCCAGAACATACCTGCTGAAGTATTGCCATTAATAGCTTGGTTATATAAACCTTGCGCTACTTTTGCATTAGCTTCTATACGACCTAACTCTAACTCCTGGCTATAGTATTTAGTAAGTGTGTCTGTATTAATTTCTAGCTTTAATGCTATATCAACATACCTTGTACCCATAGCAGATAGAGACTTAACTAATGCTCTATTCTCATCGGTTGGTTCGTGCTGAACTCCTTGTGCCATTTTAGTTTCCTTTTATAACTCCGAAAGTTAATACTTTCAGTTGGTTACGTTAATAATTCTGCTTTCTTACCTGTAAAATCTTCCCATCGTTTTACTATTACATCACAAAATTTAGGGTCAAATTCCATAATAAATGCTTGTATATTATGTTTTTCTGCTGCAATCAATGTTGAACCTGAACCACCAAAATAATCTGCAATAGTTTTTGATGTTAAATTAAATCGTTTAATTATCCATTCCATTAATGCTACTGGTTTTTGTGTTGGATGTACACGATTAGTTTTTTCT